CGGATATTCATCGGAATATCGACGTATTCTTGGACGCTCATGTTATTCAAAACGAGATTTGCCTGCAAAATCTTCTGCGGCCGCTGCCCCATATTGGGTGTGGCGAAGGTGGGAGCCGAATTCGCGGTTAAGACAACCGTTCCGGTATCGGCTGCGAGCCCTACCGCACCGCCGATCAGCGGAATGCTGAACTTTGCCGCCGTCGCAGACTGAACGTTTCCGGTTCCATTCAGACCATTTATCGAGTTTGAAACCGTTACTGACTGCCCATTGGTGAAATTATTGGCGCAGAAATACGTCGCGACATTGTTAGCGCGCTCACTTTGCGTCAGTTGGCCTTGCGGCCCAATGGTGTGGGGATTTAGACCGGGAACAAGCGTATAGGTGGGCAGGCCGGTGTCGTAGATGAACGGCTTGCGCGCCGCCCATCTATCGACTATCCGGTTGAGCTTTGCCAGCGCAAAAGTCGCGTCCGCAGAGCTGGGTCCTTCCTGAATCGCTATTGCATTGATTTCCTGAAGGGCACCGGTGATGATGTCAAGTGCCGTCACGCTGCGCCGGCATCCTTGCGCGGTCTACCTGGCTTACGCCGCAATTGATCATCTGCGCGGGCCGCCTCAGCCTCGTAGGCCCGCGAGAGCGTGTCTTCCAGATCCGCGCGGAATTCAGGCGCATCTTCTCGCCAGCCGTCTGCCAGATACTCGGCGAGGTCACTTTCGTTGTGCACTATGATAGTAACCACCTTCGCCCGCACGTGGACCCGCTCTTCGATGACGGAACTGCCCACAATGGCGCTCTTGGTCACCTCGTGAGCGGGCTCGCTCTGCTCGTGATTGTAGAGCATCTTCGGGAATTTCTGGTACCGGTACGGCACCTTTGGCGGATCGTTGAGATTGTGGATCTGAACCGGTTTGCGGTCGTTGTCATAGCGCTGCAGGATAGAGCGCATCTGTTCTGCTTCAACAGGCGTCAATGCTTGTGACATAGGAACTCCGTAGCAGGCCGCTAATTGCTCCTGCCGTTGTTTCTTGTTCAAGTTTGATGGGCGATATAGCCCAGGTTCTGGGATGGGCATTACTGAGCTGCGGCGCGCTCTTCGGCGGTCGGCTCAAATGGCACGGGCGCTTGATCGACACCTACACCGTATGAGCCGGGGTAATCCTTGCCGTCGCTGCTGAATGTCCAGTTGTCGGGGCCAGACCCGTACCGGTCTGTGCCGCTGCCATCCGAGACGCCTTTAGCGGAGAATCCGTCCGCGATGGCCGCATCCAGCTCATCCTGCGACTTGACGACCCGAGATTCCGTGGTGACCAGGGTTTCGGATACTTCCACTGGGGCGGGCGCAACCATCTTCTTGACGACAGTCTTGTTTTCCCGGTAAACGGTCGTCGGGAAAGCCGCGTAGGGCACCTGTGGATCAGGAAACGCCGACACGGGCGTGTTCTGTCCTTGCGCCTTAAAGCCGTGAGGATCGTAATTCGCGTTCTCGGCTTTCAATTGATCGGTAAGGGTCATAATGCTCCTTAAAAAGCGGGGCACCTTGCGATGCCCCACCAGAATTACGGCTCGAAGCGCGGCACATCGAGCAGGTAGGTACCTGCTGCCGGTGTGCAAGCCGCGGCTGTAAGGGTTGTGAAATACAAGCTCACCGTGTTGGCTGCCGACACCGATGCGCTCGTGAGAGGGCACAGGGAGGTAGCTGCAGGCTGGCTTGCCACAATGATGGGCTCTCCTACAACGAGGCCCGCCACTGTGAAGGTTTGCGCAGCGGTCTGAATGGCCGCCGAACTCGCCGCTGGGGTGATTGACCCAGTGGTTAGAAGCGGCTCCCAGTTATACACCCCACTTGAAAGGGTGACGCAATTCCAGTAACTGACCTTCGACTGATAGGCCGGGCCAATTACCAGAGTGGGGTTGTACGTGATAGACGGGGTGCAAGTCCCCTGCGGAATCGAACTCAGGAAGACATTCGGACTCCCCACCCACACGACAGCCGCCGCGTTATGCGCTACCGCTTTGGTGCCATTGGCGCCGCGCACTACCGTGATGGATTTCCCGCTCAGCGACTCGACCGTCAACGCTTCCTTGTCAATGACAAGAGTCGTGTTGAAGCCGGGTGTCTGAGAGGGGCCGCCAAAAGCGTTGGGTGCGACGATTCCGGTAGCGGAAACCACCTGAATCACCTGTTGTACCCTATCCGTTGCACCGGATAGGGTGGTTTGAGTCAAGGCCGTCTGCGCTACCGAAAACACCGGAAACACAAGGAAAGCCAGGAGGGAGAAGGTTTTAATGAATTTGTTCATGGTTTCTCCTTATGCCCCCGCCACAACGACAGCGCCGTTGTCTTGGTACAGATTGCCGAGCCCAAAGAGTGAATCCATGCGATTGACCTGCATTGAACGCACAGGGTCCCACGCCTTCACTTTTCGAACACTCAGACCGGTGTCGGGGTCAGTTGCCGCGCCCGCCGACTCAACCGCGTGGGGCACATAGAGCTTTGCTCCCACGATTGCGAAGGCTTGCCGCGTAAGTCCCAGCGCCACGGTTCCACTCTTGCCGTTAGGCGCAGTGGTTCCAGGCCACAAGGTGAATGCCGCTCCATCTGCCGGCAGAGCATCGACGTTCTGATACTGACTGCCAGGCCCATAGATCGGCGGAAGGAAGTTGATGGTATCACCGCCCGCGCCGCCCGCAGCCACAAGTGCCTGCGTCACGGTGAATGTCTTGTTACGCGCCTTGCCGGGTATTTTGTACGTCATCGGGTTAACGAGGTTGACGTTGGCAATAGAGAACTTATCGCCAAGATTCCACGTGTCGCCCGCATTCGCCGTAATCACCAGCGAGGTTCCGGACTGCCCAGCACCATGAACGATCGGATAGCCCGTAGTGCCCGCCCATGTGCCAGCCGTTTGACGAAGAAGCGCCTGCTCTTCAAAGAACATGAAGGTTCCAAGCTCTCCGATCACGCCCTCTTTCCAGGACATCTCGATTTCGCTTGCCGGATGGAAAATGGTTGTGATGTTCGAGCCAAGCGAGGTCATCATGCTTGAGGAAACGCACATGGCCCGCTTGCCAAGGACGCCCGCGGCATTCTCTTCGAGGTACTGCCGCGCCGTGTAATAGGTGGAAACCGATGTGGCATCTACCGCGAGAGCGCCCGTCACCATACTGCTGTTGATGGCCGCAAAATTCGCGCACCGTTTGTCGCATTCCTGCGCAAGAGCGGCGGCAGCGGGCTCGAAATACTGCTCTTCAAGCTCCTCTTCCGAGCGCTCGACCTTGACCGCGGCTTCGTAATCATCCCACTCGAATGCAACCTGCATCCACTGATCGAGTGAAATTGGTGTCTGAAGCCGGTTGATGCCCTGCGGATCGTATCCCAACCCGTCAGAGACAGTGAATCGCTGAGGGAATTTCACCGTGATCATCGATCCCGGCGCGAACTCCTTTTGGAAGTCCTTTTCCCACGAGCGATTGAAGTATTCGGCAACCACCAGCTTGTTCAGCAGGAGGCGCAGAACCTTCATCGAAACCCATTGGGTGTTTAAGAAATTGTTTGCCACTTGTTAAACTCCACGGCGGCGGGCAAGCGTTTTGCGGTCTTCCGCGCGTTTCCATTCGCGAAATGCCGCATCGTTGCCGCGCTCAATCTGTGCAAGCGCTCTCGCCGACTCATCCATTTCGCCACCACCGCGATGGTTGATTTCGATAGGAGGAGCGGGAGCCGCTTCTGGGCCTTTTTTGGCTGGAGTCGTTGTCGTTTCCGTCTGTGTAAACTGACCTTTGTCGTTGCGGGCGCCGTTCTCTTTCCCTTTTTCAAGCTCTTTCACGATATCCTGCTCCATCAGCAGGGCAACGCGCAGAGCCTTCGAGGGATTTGAGCGACAAGCATCGAGGAAATCGTTTTTGCTTGCCTCATCGCCACCAATTACGTATAAAAGGTCGGCCAACACAGGAGAATCGTTCAATACACCGAAAATTTCGCGTGGAATATCGGGTTGCAGCATCTCTTTGACGAGCGGAGCCGCTACCGTATCGTAATCCTGATAGCGTTTCCGTGCCTCAGAGAGCTTTTCCCCTACCGCTTGGCGTTGCTGCGCGATTTGCTGTTCAGATGCGCGAAATTCTTCTCTCCGGTCGGCCATGTGGTCGGCCAGGGCCGCTTGAGCGTCTTCCCAGGTCGCATCTTTGTTTTGAGCGATGTACTGGTTCGTCCACTCCGTCGGCTTGAAGGTTTTGCGCCACTCCTGATAGGTGGCAGGCTTTGCGGGTGACGGTTCCGCTTTCGTCGGTTGCGGCTTGCCAGCCTCTGTCAGTTGTTGTCTGAGCTGCTTGATCTCGGCGGTCAATTCGCCAATGCGGTGTTCCGCGCCGGGCTTCCGGCGTGACTCCTGCCTATTGATGCCCGGTTCCGTGCCGGGAGCTGGTTTTGCCTGTTGAGGCTCGGTTGTCGCCGTTTTAGGCGTCTCAGCGGGTGCCGTTTCCGCAGGTTTCGGCTTTTCTGGAAGATTTCCGGTTACGCGCCACTCTGCATATTCCGCAGAGCCGCTTACCGGCAGTTCAAGTGTTCCTGTTTCGGTTGCAGTTGACGATTCTGCTTGCGTCGTGGTTTCCATCTCTCACCTTCGCGAGTCGAAGATCTATTGCTGCGCGGAGCCGGTTTGGTCCTGCTGGCCCTGCTGAGCGGCCACTTGCTGCTGTTGCGCTGCTGCCGCCTGTTGCTGTTGAGCCATTCCGGCTTGGTGCGCATGTTCTTGGGCTTGCATTGCCGTCTCGTGGGCCGCATCGTGCAGCATGTCATAGACTTGGATTTCGCGATCGGCAATCGCTTCGTTCGAGTCTTTTGAGGCATTCATCTGGGCAACTGCCAGCTTCGTGTCTTCCTGCATCTTGACGATTGACGCCTTACCCTGCTGCTCTATGACCTTGCCTTGGCGTTCAAGCATTAGCTTCTGAATCAAGCCCTGCATCTGACCTTGCTGCTGCTGCATCATTCCCATTTGCTGCTGCATTGCCTGCAACTGCTGTGCTTGGCCTTGGTTCTGGGGATTCACGATCTCGGCCATCTGATCACCGAGCGGGCCGAGCTGCTTCAGTTTGATCCCGAGCGAGAATACCTGCGCTGCCTGTGGAGGAGTTAACGGTAAGTTCTTTAGATTCTGGACCACCGTATCAACAAACTCGCTCGCTTCTTCGCGCTGCGATTCGTGCGACGGCCCGGCACTGATGGTTACCTGGTAGCGGCCTTTATCGTCTGCGATTGGGAAGTGATATTCGTGATCACCCTCCATCACCGGAGCGTCCGTGTTGATCTTGGCGAGCTTGTGTGACCCGTCCGCCTCGCGGATTGGCTTCTCGGTCTCGCCTAAGTCCACGAGAGAAAGCCAGTTATTGACGATCCTTCCCGTTAGCTTGATGGCGCGATCGTAATTATCGACCAAATGGTAGCTGCCGATCGACTGCTCGGACTGAATCTTGTCCAGCGCTACGCCGGATTTCTGATTCTGGCGTTGCGCCGCCGATGGCAAAGCCTGCAGGCCCATCGCCGACTGGATTGCGCGCTGACAAATGTCGATGCCAATTGCATAGGCTTGAAAGTCTGGCGTCTGGGGTGCGCGCTGCGGAGCCTGTAAGGGTTGCCCGGTGGCCTGATCCACCACAACGTCATACTGCAGATA